TATGGTGAGAATGGGGTTTATGTAGCAGAGGTAGGCGAGGATTACTTTAAGGTAAAGGAAAGGAATGGCGGGGGAAGTGATAACAAGGTCATATGGCGATTAGAAGCGACTCGTAAAAACTATGCAGGAATTAGATTAATGGAGGTGGTTAATTGATGACACGGGAAGAAATTATGAAGCGAATCGAAATTGAAGATGCCAGGATAACCAGTGCTGACAGGAATATAGAGGGATTAATAAACCAAAAAAACAAGAGCCTGGACGAACAATCCAGACTCTTTGCTTTACTGGAAGCACTACCGCCCGAACCGGAACAGCCGGAACAGCCGCTCGAATAGGGGGCGGCTGTTTTAATGGGGAGAGGTGATGTAGTTGACCGAGGCAAAAGAATGGTACACCAACAAAGAACTGTACGAGATGATGGTGGACCTATCTAAGGGATTGGAAGCTACTAACGCGGAACTGGCCAAGACTCAGGTAATGATTAGGGAGTATAACGGTCTGCGGGAACGAATTGCTGAATGCGAAAAGCATTACGTCGAGGTGATGGGTAGGACAACCGGTGGTAAGGACATGTGGGGCTATGTTGTTGGCGGTATCGGTCTGCTGTTCGCTCTGATCAGCTATGCGGTGAGGTGATGAAATGCAAACAGCTATAAAAACCGTACTAGATTTTATATGGGGAATCATCACAACCATTGTCCGACACCCGTTGTTTTGGCTTGTGCTGGTTGTCGGGGCGTTTTGGTACATTGGTACTCATCCGGGGGAACCAGTGCAATATTGTCCTTCTTGTGGGCAGGTGAGGTGACAAGATGCAACAGAAATTCAGTAAAAAGATAGTAGCCCTGGTAATCCTCTTAAACGTGGGTTTTACCGGGGTTGTTTTGTATCTATTCCTGCGTACGGGAAATGAACCCTCAACGCTCATAGGGTGCTGGTTTGCTTTTACTACCGCCGAACTCTGGAGCCTATCAAAGATTACGCGGGAGAAGGTACGATTAGAAGGGAGGGACGAGAGTGGAGATTGAATGGGCACCCAGCCCGAATTATGGTAAGGGGCACAAGGGTAGAAAGATAATTGCTATAGTTAGTCACATCACTGCCGGGACGTTCCCAGGCTGCCTGTCATGGATGCGGAACCCGCAGGCAAAGGCATCAGCTCACTATCTGGTTACCCGCCAGGGTAAGATATATCAGATGGTACGGGACGAAGATACTTCGTGGCATGCCGGAGCAGTAAACAAGCCTAGTTGGCCTCTATACGACGGCTCTAACCCAAACAGATATACTATAGGTATAGAACACGAATGCCTTTCGGGGGGATTATTGACCGAAGCACAGTATAAAGCTACGGTCGAATTACACAAGATGCTAATAGCAAAGTACAATATTCCTATAGACAAGGACCATATCATTGGACATTACCGGATTGACAGCGTAAATAGGCCGAATTGCCCGGGACCAAATTTCCCGTGGGATAGGCTATTTAGCGATTTAAAAGGGGGCGAAGTCGTGCCGGAATGGAAGCAAAAAATAATAGATAGAGCTCACTCTTTGGGACTATTCGACAAGAATATGCATAAGCCAGATGAAACGGCCACCAAGTGGTTTGTCTTAGCGGTTGCTCTTAATTTATATGATAAAATAAAAGGAGGTAAATAGATGCGTCCGTTTATGGAGAGATTAAAGAGCAGGAAATGGCTAACAGCTATAGCTACCATTCTTCTTATTATATGTAATGAGATGGTTGGCCTGAACATTCCTAATGATGCATATTGGGCCATTGTTTTGCCAGTAATTGCTTACATTATAGGCGAAGCGTACACGGACGGGAAAGCAGCTGGCAAGGACCAAGAAAAATAAAATAAAAATATTTTTAAAAAAAAGGTTTACATTTTAAATAGGTATGATATAATAGAATCAAGGCCAAGGAAAAAAGGCCAAAAACACTCAGAGGAGGAAGATAAAATTTAAGGGCCTTCGGGCCCTTTAAATTTACTTAGAGGAGGAATTGTAATGGAAAGAGAAAAGAGAACTGAGTTGCTTAATTGCACGAAAAAACACTTATTGGAGGTTGCAAAAGATTTGCAAGTTGTCGGTCGCCATGACATGAATAAAGCGACCTTAGTCGAGGCAATCATCGCTAAAGAGGCACAAAACAATGCTCATTTGAACGACAATGCAAAGAGCAAAGGCAGTAAACATCTTAGCTTTGAGGAGGCAGTTGAAAAGCGTATGAAAGAAAGACGTGAAAGAAATCCTGCGAAGGACAGGTACGAGGACAGTGCAGAGATAGGCATGTTGGTAGCATTTTATGTAGGCGACAGAATGTACAGTGGTAAGATTATCGAAATCCACGCCAACAAGTTCCGTATTGAGACTAAGCGCGGTGTGAAGTATCTTGTTGATAAGAAAGCAGTCGCTTGGTATAAGACTGGCCAGCGTTGGCCCCGGGGAATATTTGAAGAGCTCACTAAAGGCAGAGTTGTAAATGAAGCAAGATTACAATAAAATAATCGATGAAATGTACGAGTTGAAGATTAAAAAGGACAAGGCTGAAGAAGAATATAACAAGCGTCGTGATATTTTAATTAAAGCTTTTGACAACTCTGCAAGCAATAGCATGGCTACAGATAGCCACTCAGCTACATGCAGGAAAACATTAATTATCGCTTATGATATAGAAAAGCTTGAGAAAAAGCTGCCCAAAGGGCTTGGCAAGCAAATAATTGACAAAGAAGTCGTCGTAGTAAATTATGAAGGTTTAACGTCTTTGCTTAGAGAAGCAGGTATTAAACCTAAGCAGTTCAAAGATTTAATTGAGGTTCGGAAGACGGTAAATAATGAAGCAATTAAAAAGCTTTTTGATACTAAGCAACTAACATTAGACGATATTGATGGCTGTTACAACGCTCAGATACGCAAGTCAATTACAATATCTTAAGGGTGGCGATTGATATTGCAAAATCCCTTTATGAACAAGCTGGTAGCCCTGAAACATTTATTAAAGTACTTGAGCATTATAACCTTTGGGAGGGCGAAGCAAAATACAAAGTTGTTTGCCCTTTCCACGCTGATGTAAATGCAAGCCTTTTGATCGATGTAAATGAATGTAGATGGTTTTGTTTTGGTTGTCAAAGGGGCGGAGGGGTTCTAGAGCTCATCCAGATGTTCAACCCTAACCTTCCCCCTATAGAACAATGGCAAAAGCTGTTCCGTTTAACCACGAGCAAACCAGAACCCAATGGCTCAGTCTCATATAAGCCTAAGACAAAGCAGCAGCAACGGAAAGAGCAAAAGAAATTATTAATAAGAGCAAAGGACTATTACTACAACCTTCGCAAAGTAAACTGGCTTGTTGAGGATTCGGTTGAAAAGCAGTATCTAATAGAGCGGGGCTTCAATCCCGGGTCACTCAACAAAGCTGGTGCAAAACTAACCTATAATGACTCATATCCTATTATATTTCCTATGCGTGACATGGGGAAGTTTAAAGGTTGGGTTTGCAGGACTACCAACCCGGAAATAGAACAGAAACGAAAGTACTTATATAATAAAGGATTCAGCAGACGAAACACTATTGTTGGTAAATACGACAATTACAGAGTTGTTGTGGTAGAGGGCTATATGGACTACTTAAAGGCTAAGCAGCTTGGCATCAAATATGTATGTGCTATTTTGGGTTGGAAAGCAACACAAGAGCAGATAGAAAAGTTAAAAAAGCAAGGTGTAACAACAATAATCTCGGCACTAGACAACGATGAATGCGGTAAAAAAGGGACTGCTTTCTTAAAACAACATTTTGAGGTAGTTCCTTTTCAATACCCTAGAAGGGTAAAAGACATGGGGGGCATGACACCCAAGTTATTAAAAGCAGCAAAAAGAAAGACGATGGGAGGATTTTGATTTGTCAATTCTTAAAAGTATGAAAGAGGATATAGCTAAGTCTGGGGGTAGCAAAGGTAAAATCTTATTTATCAAAGCAGATACAAAACGCAGGGTTCGTTTCCTTGTTGACTTTGAAAAAGGCCTAGAGCTTGTTTTCCACGATAGCTTCGCCAAGGGCGTCAATTGTGTTTGCGCCAAAGAGCTGGGGAAAAAGAAATGCAAGTTCTGCGATAACGATGAGCTAAGAACCCGCAACAACTATGCATGGCCTGTTTATGACTACGATGCCAACGAGGTTAAAATACTGCTTTATGCGGTTAACAATTGTACCCCTATCCCAGCTCTTATAAGTATGTACGAAACTTATGGGACCATCACCGACCGGGATTATGTGCTTGAACGCAAGGGTAAACAGCAGAACACTTCTTATTCTGTTATTCCGATGGACAAGGCAAAATTTAAAAGCAAAGTAAAGACGCCAACTGAGGATGCCATTATTAAAATGATAGGAAAGGCCTTTTCACCAGATGTAGAAGTTCCTTTGGATGATGAGGACGAAGAATTAAATTATGAGGACATGACTGCTAAAGAACTTTATGCTTTGTGTGTAGAACGTGGACTTGACCCTAGAAAAAGGAAGTCATCGGAATACTACATAGAGTTATTAGAGGAATTGGACGAAGAAGAGCAGACTTGGGATGATGATGAGGACGACGAAGAGTGGGGGTCTGATGATGCAGATGAGGACGAGGACGATGATGACGAATGGTAAGTTGGATTTTGCCGCTCTGTTCAATCATCAACTTGCTTTTCAAGCTTTGATAACTGGAGAAAAAAGTTTGCCAAAAGACAGCGTGCGTTGGTTTTCATATCACGTGCAAGCTATGGTTGAAGAAATGGGAGAAGTCCTTAGAGCTGATAAGCGCTGGAAGACCCATAGAAATGTTTTTTATGATGAAAACAACAAAATGGAGGAAATAGCTGATATTTTCATAACAGCTTTGAATTTAGCTATTTTCTCTGGGCTTGATGCCCGCAAGCTGTACGATATAGTTTTTTTAAAAATGGAACAAAACATAAAAAATAAAGACAGAGTTGAAGGGGAGATTTTGAATGAAAATAAAAATAATAGGTGTTAGTTTAGGCTATAACACTTCAGCTTGTGTAGTGGATAAAGACGGTGTAGTGTTTGCTATTTCAGAAGAAAGATTGACTAATGAAAAGAATACTAAAAATTTTCCTATAAATGCAGTTGTTGAGAGTTTACGTTATGTTCCTGCAGAACAGTCAAAAATAATAGTCGCAATATCATCTTATGAAGTGGTTGACAAAAGGACTTGCAAATACATTGACGGTTTGCTTCCTGAAGACAAAGACAAAGGAGGCAGTTTTTATAACACGTTGGCTAATTATTTGTCGAGACGTTTGTCGATACCTGCTTCCCGCTTTACGTTTGTTAGAGTAGAGCACCATGAAGCACATAGGCTGGCAGGGTTGTTTTTGAGCGGCTTTTTAACTGACAATAATGCAAACACTATTGCGGTTACTTGCGATGGGTTTGGAGACGGATTAAGCGCCTCTGTGATGGATTGCAGAACTCAAGAAATATTGTCTCGAGTAGAATTAAAACACAGTTTAGCTTTAATTTATCAGTTTGTAACTGGAGCTCTTGGATTCAAAGAGCACCAGAATGAAGGTAAAATAACAGGGTTGGCTGCTTTCGGTAATCCTAACTATGTAGAAGAGTTTGAAAACTTGTTATGTTTTGATAGTGCTATGGGTGTTTTTAAGTCAAAGTTGGAGAGTGCTGCTGGCATTTTTAAAGTTGCTAAAAAAGATTTTAATCATAACATTCATGATTTTGCAAGCTTCTTAGCGTTGAAAAAGAGAGTTTATGACTTAGTAAGCTTTTTATTAGCCAATGGGGCATATGAAAAAGATATTGCTGCCAGTGTTCAATTTTTCGTAGAAAAACAACTTTTGAGCTGGCTGAAAAATGTGTTGAGAGATTATGGAGACATAAACATAGTTTTGTCAGGAGGTTTGTTTGCAAACGTAAAACTGAACTGGGAAATTTACAGCAATCTTCCTGTAAAAAAATTGTTTGTTTGTCCTCCAATGGGTGATGAAGGGACTTGTCTTGGCGCAGCTATAAAAGGGCTTATTATTACAGAAGGCCTGCCGGCTTTAAGTTTGACTGGTTTTGCGAAAGATAAAATTTATTATGGGACGATCGACGGCAAATTGAGCCCGGAAGCTATACTCGAACAGTATGGTGACAAAGCGGAGAAAATAGGTTATGAAATTTTGTTTTTGCCAAAAAGCAAAATCAAAGAGATGGCTGTAGAAGCTTTAGCGAAGAACAAAATAGTTTGCATGTCTAGAGGCCCGGTGGAATTTGGCCCCAGGGCTCTTGGTAATCATTCTATTTTGTATGATGCGAGCCTGAAGGAAACAAATGGGTGGTTAAATAGAAAACTTAATAGAACGGAGTTTATGCCTTTTGCTCCAATTGTATTAGATGTTTTTAAGGCGGATTTGTTTAGAAAAACTTCTGGACTCGAAAAGACGTTAAAATATATGACAATAGCTTTGCCGGTTACAAGAGAATTTGTTGACAATTATAAAGCAGCCCTGCACATTGACAACACTGCAAGGCCGCAAATAATTAGCGAAGAAGATAATCCTTTCGTTTATTCCATTTTAGAGAGATATTTCATTAAAACTGGCAAAAAAGCGCTTATTAACACCAGTTTTAATTTGCATGAATTTCCTATAGTTGCAAATGATAAAGTGGCAATAGAATCTTTTCTAAAAGCAGGGTTGGACTTGTTGGTGTTAGAAAGCTGCGCAATTGTTAAAAAGGAGGCACTGAATCATGAAAACAGTTGATTCTGTTGATGCTGCTTGGCTTAAAATCATAAAAGATTTGCAATCAGGGGCCGAATGTTCCCCTCGTAATAAAAAAATAAAAGAACTAAAAAATTATTCCATTTGTATTACTAATCCCAGAAAAAGGTTAGCATTGAATCCACTGAGGGCAATAAGCTTGCCTTTTGCTTTTGGTGAACTGCTCTGGTATTTAAGCGCTAAGAATGATGTTGAAACAATGCAATATTATTCTAAGAACATGGCAAGTTTCAGTGATGATGGGACAACGCTTAATTCCGCTTATGGGTATCGTATATTTGGCAAACATCCGGCAATCCCTTTCAACCAATGGGAACATGTTGTTAGTCAGATAAAAAATGATATTGACACAAGGCAAGCAATAATTCACCTTCACACTCCTAACAATAAGGTGACTAAAGATGAAGTATGCACCCTGACTTTACAATTTATGGTTAGAAACGGTAAACTAGATATGTTTGTAAATATGCGCAGCAATGATGTGGTAACAGGTTTTGTATATGATGCGTTTAATTTTACCGTTATGCAAGAGTTGATGGCTAATGAGTTAAACTTGCCGCTGGGAAATTATTACCACAATGCTGCCAGCATGCATATTTATCAAAAACATTTTTACCTGCTAGATTCGGTTGAGAGTTTGTATGACCATTTGAGCTATTTTGTTGATAAATATAGTTCTGAGTTTTCCTTTGAAGGCATCACGTTAGCCTCTGAAGAGCTCAAAAGGTTAATGCAATATGAACATACCTTAAGAACAACAAGCGCCTCAGAGTTCAACACAAAGCCCTTTAAGAACGAATCTCTTAATGCAATGCTAGATGTATTTGTCAAGTACCAGGACCACAAGGCTGGCAGGTCTAGTGATTTAAAATACGACAATATTTATCACACCAGCCTGCGAAACTATTTTGGCGAAAAAAGCTTAAAAGAATCAAAATTGATAATAGTCGAAGGTTGTGATGGCGTAGGTAAATCTACATTCTGTGACGGTTTATTGCGCCTAGGTTGGGACTGTATGCATTTTGCAAAACCTGATAGCAGCTTCAACCCTGCAATCTATTATTATTCTGTTTTGAGTAGAGGAGACAGGGTTCTTGACCGTTCATTTATATCAGAAGTGATATACAGCTCCTATTTTGGAAGAGCCTGTTTAATTGACGACAAAGAGCTCAATTATTTGTTGCATCTGCTACATTACCGCGGGGTGCTCAACGACAACGTAAAGATAGTTTTTTTAATTGCCAAGCAGCCAGATACATTGGTGCAAAAACGGGAAGATGAAACTTTAGACATTAAGGATATTAATGAAACCTACAAGCTTTTTTGTGATTATATGAATTTTTTGGGATTTTCTGTCTACAAAATAGAAAGAGCGTGATGAGCATGGTAGACTTGCACCGTCATGATGAATTCAGCCTGTTTGATGGTTTCGGAAAAGCCATAGATTTAGTTGAGACAGCTAAAAAGTTAGGCTCCAAAGCTAAACAAATAAATGGGCTAGCTAGGAAGAAAAAATTTGTTAGTAACACAGTTGAGCTTCCAGCAGTCACTCTTCGCTTTAAAGATATTACCGAGGAGTCATTTAACGAGCTTTTCGACTTGATTGGCTTTAATATCAAGCAAGCTTGGGAAATAGCAAACGCTGTTTTAGAATTAAGAGCTACAAATGGGCAAATAGGCAATTACACACTTTCTGATTATGCTCAGTTGTGGTTTAACGTGGATAAACTTCGCAATATAGTAAAAACATATCCAGATGCTGACGAGATTATTACAACAAGGCAGCTAAGCATAACTTTCGACCAAATGCATTGCTTTCAATTTATAAACTTTATACAGCGCAATGATAAATCATATATTAATATAGGCATGAGAAGTTGTGACTTTTATAATAACTTCATTACTGATATGTACTTAGCTTACGTAGCCGGCCGGAAAGTGCTGTATCATAAGCAGAAGTTTGACATGAATTTCTTAATTGGCAGCCTTCATGTTTACAAAGAAGACCTGCAAGAATTTATGAAAGTAGTTGGCAAATATGTGGTTTGAGCTTCATAAGCATTCTCAATATAGCTTATTTGACGGTTTTGGTCGTATTCAGGACATTGTAGAATATGCCAAAGAGTTAGGGATGCCTGCCCTTGGTTTATCAGACCATGGTAGCACAGCAGGGGTAGCTAAACTATATTTTGAGTGTAACAAAGCAGGAATAAAGCCTATTATTGGGGTTGAAGCTTACTTCCAGCCCCACTTTAATAAAGACAAACCATATTATCACTTATGTTTGTTTGCTCAAAATCAAACAGGTTACTCAAACATCATGCAAATAATTACTTATGCAAACGAACATAATTTCTATCGGCGCGGCATAGTTACTTTCGACCTACTTGAAAAATATAATGAAGGCGTAATATGCACATCAGCATGCATAGGCGGGATTGTATCGCAGGCAATAGTGAACAATAATGATAAGCTTGCCATAAAGGCAACAAAGAGGTTTAAAAGGATATTTGATGATAACTTCTATTTTGAAATTATGCCTATCCCGCTTGATGAGGTTGGGTTGCAAGAGTTAGTTAATAAGGAACTATATTCACTGGGTAAAACATACAACGTGAAATGCATCCCAACAACTGACTCCCATTATACAAGGCATGAGGACTTTGAAACGTATAAGGTGATGCATGCGTTAAGCGGCAAGAAATCAGATGTTGAAGCAACTTATGGTGCTCGTCACATGCATTCAGAAAAGGAAATCAAAGCTAAGTTACTAAGAGAATTTACTAAAAAGCAAGCTAGGGAAATGCTTGATAATCTCGAGGAAATATACGACAAAGTTGGCATACAGCTTGATTTTAGTGATTCTGTTCCTGTTTTTCCTGACACAAATAATGCTTATAAAGACTTGAAAAAGAAATGCATTAATGAGTTAAAAGTAAGAGGCTTGGCAAATAAAGAATATATTGAGCGGTTAAAGCTTGAAGCCAACGTCATCAAGACTCACAACTTAGCTGACTACTTTTTAATAGTTGCCGATTATGTTGAAGAGGCAAAACGTAGAAATATTTATGTAGGACCCGGAAGGGGTTCCGTTTGTGGCTCGCTTATAGCTGACTTATTAGGCATTACGAACGTTGACCCTATAGAAATAGGCAATGACTTCGAACGCTTTCTCAGAGCTGATAAAAAGAAGATGCCTGATATAGACCTTGACTTTGAGTATGGTTTGCGTGATGAAATTATAGAATACTTGCTTGAAAAATACAAAGGGCACTCGGCTCAAGTAATTACGTTTGGGTTCTATCGTGTAAAAAACCTATGCAACGACTTCATAAAACATTTTGAAATGGATGAGGAAGACGCAAAGATATTCAAAAGCACGCTTGATAAAAACGTTGACGATAAAGCTCACTTTGAGTTTGAAGGTGTAGATTATAATAAAATTATAGCACTTCCTGAAATGCGCAGGCTTGAAAAGCAATATAGCAATATTATCACTCATTTTTGCAAGCTTTATGGTCAAGTACGTTACTACGGAACTCACGCAGCTGGCGTTGTAATTACACGAAACCCCATTGGCAGCTATATGTCGTTGATGAAAGTGAAAGGGAAGTTCGTTACATGCTTCGATAAATATGATATTGAAGCTTTCGACTTCCTTAAGTTTGACATTCTTGGGCTGAAAACATTAAACATCATCCACGAAATCGAAGAGTTAACCGGTGATAAATACGACACACGAACTGCATCGAAGAAGCAAAAACAAGCTATCTATGACGGCTTCAAAACAGGAAAGACTATGGGCATATTCCAGCTAAATAAGCCAACTGCTCAAGATATTCTTGTATCAATGGAAGCGGACAACATTCAAGACCTGATAGCTGCTGTATCACTTAATAGACCCGGTCCTTTGCAATTACAAATGCACACACACTATGCTGAAAATAAAATAAAGCCCAATAAAAGCACCCCATGGTACAGATACACAGCTGACAGCTATGGCACAATAATATATCAGGAGCACGTTATGCGTATCTGCAAAGGGCTTGCTCAAATGCACAATGATGACGTTGATAAGATTATGAAGTTTAAATTTAACGAAGAACAACGACTTGAACTAAAAGACAAGTTCGTTGAAGGGGCAAATAAAATAAGCAAAGTTAACAAGCAAGAGGCTGCCGAACTGTTTGATAGTATGACATTATATTTGTTTAACAAAGGCCACGGCTCAGGTTACGCTCTTATATCAGAATGGCAAATGTACCACAAAATATTCCACCCTGCTGAATTCTGGTATGCAAGCATGAAGTATAGCTACGACAAAACTAAAGATTGGCAATTTAGGAAAGATGCTGCCAAAGATGGCATAGTCATATTCCTTCCCCATGTTAACTACTCAGCTGATTATTCTCTTCGTGAAGTTGATGGGGAAAAAGTCATACAAGAAGGGCTAATATCTATTAACGGTGTTGGCCTTAAAGCAGCTGAGTATATTGAAAACGAACGGAAAGAAAATGGTCCGTATAAATCTATTGATGAGTTTGTCGAACGCTGTAGAAGCAGGGCAGTCCATAAAGGAGTAATTAATGCCCTTGTTGAGCATGGGGCTGCTGAGTTTAATATGAAACGCTATTTAAGTAGGGTAATAAAGTATAACGCCAGCTTAATATGCAATTAATTAAGGAGGCCAAACTGGCTCCTTACAGACTTAATTCTAAACAACCGCAGGTATAAACATATTCGATTGTATTAACTTTCAACATGCTTTAACGTACAACCTCTGGAAAGGAATGATACTTTGGATAAAAAACAACTAATGCAAATAATGGAGCTATGCAAAGGGATAGAGAATAAGCAAGGAAAAGGTTCCATTTATAGTCTAGGCTCAAAAGCCGCTAATGCAGGTATTCCCCGCTGGAGTACTTATATAGAAGACCTTGATGCTATTTTGGGTGGAGGGATGCCGAAAGGCAGGATGGTAGAAATATTTGGGCCTGAAAGCTCTGGAAAAACAAGCCTTGCTTACCATCTCAGTTCGCTTCATGAAATGTGCTTGTTTATCCCGGCTGAAGGAACATTTGACATTGACCGAGCTAAGCTTTTTGGTAATCGACCCAAGCAAATGCTTGTATACCGAGACTGTAAGCATGCAGAGGATATTATGGATAAAACAATGCAATTCAGCAAAGCAGGTATTCCTTTGGTAATAATAGACAGCGTTCCCGGCATGGTACCAAAAGCACAGTATGAGCAAGTTGAAAAGGATATTGAAAAGCAACCACAAAGAGGCCAACTTGCTGCGTTATTCAGTAGAACACTAAAGAATCTGAATGACATCATTGAAGTATCTGGCACAACTGTAGTTTTCATCAATCAGGTCAGAGACAAAATGGACGCATTGATGTTTGGCGAAAAGACACAAACGCCCGGTGGGCATGCGCTTAGACATTATGCTAGTGTAAGAATTCAAGTTGGTCGTAGAGCTTGGATTGACGTTCCTAACAAGAATCCAGCTAACACAGCAGATAATGAGAAGGTGGGTATAATCACCAAATGCAAAGTTGTCAAATCAAAAATATGCAATCCGTTTGGGGAATGTGAATTACCTATGTTTTTTAGTAGAGGTTATGTGTCGCATGACGATATAAAGCCTATTCGGTTGGAAATAATGCAACAAAATAAAGAAATTTACAAAAAGTAGTGTACATTTTTGTAGGACATGTTATGGGAGGTTCTTATGTCATTAAAGTCAGCCATCATGGATGAACTAAATAAAGGGAAAGGTAGCCAGAACACTGCTGATAAAAAGGAAAATAAAAATAGGTATAAACCAATATCAAATAATACAAAAGCTCACCAGCAGAGCCTTAGCGGCCTCTTAATCAAAAGTAAGCTTGATAGGCTATTTTATTTAAGGGACGAAAAGGACGAGGAGAGGGCAGGACTACATGCTAGCTCTATTATTACTTCGGACAATGAATTTTGTTATAGAGCCCAAGTCTTATCATTATTATATAAACAGAATCAGGGTGAACAGCTGCCTATTAATTTATTAAGGATATTTGCTGCGGGAAACTCAATCCACGAGAAGTGGCAAAGTATGTTTATTAAGGCTGGCATAGCTGTAGATATTGAAGCGAGGCACTTTTCAGACGAATATGAGCTCTATTTTACACCAGATGCTGTAATCAATCTAGACGGTACCAAATATGTTGTAGAAATAAAATCAATGAATACGTTTGCATATCAAAAGGCTAAATCACACCCTTCTGGTCAAAAACAGCTGCAACTATATATGCATCTGCTGGGAATACCACAGGGATTCGTCTTGGCCGAGGACAAAAACAATCAAGACTGGCAGCCTTTTATGTGCGAATATGACCCAGAACAAGTACTGCCATTTTTAGGTAGATTGAATCAAGTGCAGGAAATGAAAAAGGCTTTTGTTAAGTCAAAAGAAATTCCTCCAAGAAAATGTAAAAACAGTGAAACATCAAGGGCGAAGAGCTGCAACATGCGGGACGCATGCTTTAATATAGGAAAGGGAAGGGTAAGCATATAATATATATTAATATAGCTATATAAGCTATATATATATATATATATATATATATAAGATATAAGCATAAGCATATCTTATATCTTATATCTTATAAGCTTATTAATAGGAGGTTATATATGTTAAATGTATACTACTGTTATAAATAAACACTATTCTAACAGATATGATGTATATATAGGAAGGGGGAGTAAATGGGGGAATCCTTTTATTATTGGTAAACATGGAAACAGGGAAGAGGTAATAGAACTTTACAGACAATATGTTCTGGGTAATCCAGAGCTAAGAAATAGCATACCAGAGTTAAAAGGGAAGGTGTTAGGTTGTTTTTGCAAACCAGCACCATGCCACGGTGATATATTAGCAAAACTAGCAAACGGAGAATTACCTATGTATAAAAAGCTTTCCATTGGTATAGACCAGAGTTACCAGAGGACAGGAATAAGCATAGCTGCTGATAATAAATTATTAGTTGTAAGAAGCATCAACTTTCCCGGCTGTAAAAATAAAATAGAAAAACGCCTATACATAACAGAGAAGCTATCTAAAATACTTAAAACTAACCGGGGCAAAGCAGAAGAGATGCTTATTCTCGTAGAACGAATAAGAACATTCAGTCAGGGGCCTAAACAAGAGCAGGGCTTTGGTTTAAGACCTGACTACCTGAAAGCAACAGGAGCATTGATAGGAACGATAGTTGACACAGCGTATCAATACAATATTCCTGTTTATTCTGTAGATACGAGAAGTTGGAAATCTAAGATATTAGGAAATAGCAAAACAGATGCTGTAAAATATAAGAGCTTTGAAAAGCCTGAGAAGGCAGCTGCTATATTGTTTGTACAAAACAAAGGTTTTGACGTTGCGATGAGAAATAAAGATGGCAGCTTAAAAATACATAAGAAGGGAAAGAATGAAGGAAAGGTTTATTATGATGATGATGCAGCAGACAGTGCTTGCATAGCACTTTATGCTTTCGTCAACAAACAAAACTTAAAGCTGGAGGAGTGAAAATGGCTAAATTATTAAAAGGCAACAAAAAGAATTACTACTTCGGCAACATAGCATGCATTGTGGCTGAACAAGCTACTTGTTTAAGCGCAGCAAAAGGAGCCGTGATAGTAAGAGACGGAAAATTTATTATCTCGACTGGTTACAACGGGGCACCGATGGGGGTAGGGAGTTGTTTAGACAAAAGCCAGTGCCACAAAAGAGCTTTAGGATATGGACATGGCGAAGGCCATCATGTTTGTATAGCGTCCCATGCAGAAGCCAATGCCATAATCATAGCTGCTAGATTAGGAGTCAGCGTGGAAGGTGCCACGATGTACTGCACTCATAAGCCATGTTTTAGTTGTGCGAAAATGATAATTAATTCTGGTATAAAAACTGTAATTTTTACAGAGGATTATCCAGACCAGTACACAGAGGATATTTTGGAACAGGCTGGCGTAGAATTATTTCAGTTATTTTATTAAAAATGGTTTAAAAAATGGTTTACTTTTCCTGCAGATGGGGTATAATAGAATCAACAACAGCTCTTGGATAAGAAAATAACAAAGCAAGCCACAGGTGTTAAGTGGTACTGATGGGACTACTTGGTCGAAAAGGTTGGTGACCGTAAGGGCAGGAAAACAAAGTCAGGCAGTCTTAAAGAATAAGGAGGACGATATTAATGGAAATCATAATGAAACAGTTTGATAGTTTAGGAAGCTTAAGAGACTTCTTAGACAGCCACAAGGAAAACAAAGTATTTGCCAGCAAAAGCATATCGGTAGAAAAGCTGGAAAAAGCTCTGCCCCTAGAAAAGGTCATGGTAATAGCAGTTGTGAAAGGAATGGACAAGGACACAATCAGGACAATCAGACCAGTTAACATCAGTAATAAATATTGGAAGGCTCTCAAGGCAAAGCCTAGGGTCTTCCCTCTAAATACCTCCCCCTTTTACTTATACTAAGGGCGGACTGACCACCCGTCCTTAGTGCTTTATTAAGGAGGCTAATGCAAATGGACTTCAAGCGCAACCCATACTTTACTGTGTTAGAAAAAATTGAACTACTACAGAGGTGGATTATTGTTCATAGTATTGTTTACTACAACCTAGGACGAAGCACTGTGACAGATTCACAGTTTGACAATAACTGCTATCAACTGGTAAAACTAATGGGCAAATACCCGAAGGAGGCAAAGCTATCACATTATAGCTGTTATTTTAAAGGATTCGATGGTAGCACGGGGTTTGATTTGCCCGGGAAACTTAGCCCGGAGGACGAAATTAAGCTTTCACATGACGCGGAAAGATTATGTGAAGGAAGGGCAAGGAAATGGCAAAAAGAAAAAAGGGAAAACAAGCTAAGCAACGACGAATAAGAAGATTCTTCAAGCAAGCCCCCTGGGTATCATAATATCATAATTATAAAAGGAGAAGTGGATAAATGAAGCAATTTAAAAGAGATGAATTATTGAATTCTGATAAATTACACTTAGATAAATATTATACACCAATAATTTTAGCTAAATATTGTATTGATAAAACTTATAAAATAATAGGTAAAGAAAACATAACTGAAGTTATAGAACCGTCAGCAGGGAATGGAAGTTTTAGCAACCAGATAGAAGATTGTATAGCATATGATATTGAACCAGATGAGCAGAATATAATTAAACAAGATTTTCTTGAATTAAACTTAGATTATAAGAAAGGACGATTATTTATAGGGAATCCCCCTTTCGGAGCAAGAAATGCGTTATCAGTTCAATTCTTTAAAAAGGCAATTCAAATAGGAGATTACATAGCATTTATACTTCCTATAAGCCAATATAAAAATACTCAGCAAATGTACGAATTCGATTTAATACATAGTGAAGACTTGGGAGAAAAATTGTACAGTGATAGAAAAGTTCATTGTTGTTTTAATATTTATCGAAGACCAGCAAATGGCAATTTAAATGTGAAGAAAAAATATGATTTTTTAGATTTTGATTTATACGAAAAACGAAAAGGTAAAAAACAAAGTAAACTATTTCCAGATAATAATTATGATTTTCGTATATGTACTTGGGGAGCGTCGGCAGGACGAATATTAAAAGATAATGAATCCTATGCAAAAGAAGTTGCTTTTTATATACATAATCCCAAAATGAAACCTATTATTAGAGATGCGATAGAACGAATGGATGTAAATAAAGAATTCATGTTCACAAGTACACCTAATATTTTATTGTGGCAATTATATGAGTATCTAATGAGAGAAATACCAGAATTAAAACTAAGTCCAAAATGTCAGGAGGGGAAATAATAATGGAAAGAGACGACTTTTTATCAGCAAACAATGAAAAGCCTGCAAACGTCAGGAACCATAAAAGATTATGCATGTTCTTGAATGATTTGTATGAGCAAAAGAATGCAGCTTATGGTAATTCATTCTCGAAGACCTATGAAGAGTATGGGCCAACAATGCTATGTATCAGGCTAGACGACAAGCTTAGCCGAGCAAAACAGCTCCTGCTTAAGGGTGCAGAGGAGAACGACGAGACGGCAGTCGACACTCTGCTGGACTTAGCTAATTATGCTATTATGGGAGTCATGGAACTGCGGGAAAAGAAAAGGAAAGAGGATAAATTCTCGGTGGATAAAATTGGCTGTTAAAAGACCAATAAAATGGTATTTCAAGCGTGAAAAGGAAATAATGGAGAGGTTGGGCCTTACGCCGACTAAAGCGTCTGGTTCAGGCTGGAAGGAAAAGGAAGACGGCTATAATGACCATGTGTTAGCCCAACTTAAGTCAACAGACGCAAGCAGCTACAGAATAACGCTTGATGATATCAAGAAGTTGGAATACCATGCTATGGTAGAGCATAAGGCGCCGGTATTCCTAATAGACTTCATTAAGCCAGATAGGCTTTATTTGGTCGTAGAGGTTAATAACATACAAGAGGTATATAACCATTTGTTTGGTAATAATCTTTCAATGGCGAACAAGCCACAACCTACTATTATAAATGAATTGCTTCAAAAGGACCAAGATGAAACGGCAAGCCAGTTAAATAGACGTAAAATCACTTCGGGTAACAAAGAAAAATTTTGGGAAGACAGACAGCAAGAATATGAAAATAGGAGGGCAAAGAATGAGTGAGACGCAGACAGTTGTAGTAACAGCAGTTGGCCAATATGACGGGCATAGCACTAAGAAAAATAGAATCCTCGAGTTAAAGCTTAAATTTGCTTATGATGAAAGGATTAGCATGGCCAAAATAATAATGCTCGTAGGGCAACATATTGATGTCGTTGTAAAAGCTGCTGGTAAAAAAGCACTCAAGCTGGGTACATTCAACTTTCAGGGGTTAAACATCGACAGGGACGGGCAGGGTCATCTTAAACTTACATCAGACATTGACTACATAGAACATGATAATCTGGTAGCAATCATAGGTGAGGAAGAGCTGCTTAAAATAAAGCTCGTTGCTGAGGTAGAGCTTGAGGATAGTGATAATGACGACTAAAAAGGAACTTCTTAAGTCCATTGTTCGAATTGTTAAACAAACTGAGGGCGAAATAGCAGCTCTTAAGGAAGGACATAGCTTTGAAAAGCCTATTCAGAATGACCTTGTTAAAACAAAAAAGGCAATGGCCTACGAAATAATTTTATCAGAAATAAGAAAATATCAAAACAAGAAAAAGGAGAATGCGAAATGTACGTAAGAAATTTAAAGGAAATCGCTCGGGTTGAAGTAACCGACAAAAGGACCATCGTTATCAGCCACAACAAGAAGGAAGACAAAGTACTCATTGGCCAGCAAATACATACCAAAGATGAGGAAGGCAAGCCAATTAATTTTTTTCTCAAAGGGGCACTTAATATTCCAGCTGAAATGCTACCAAAGGTAAGCGAAGCCATCAATGAAGCAATCGACGAACTAGATATTTAGTAATAATTAAAAAATATTTACAATAATGGTTTACATTTCAGCCATATATGATATAATATTATCAGGCCAAAGAAAAAGGCCAAAAAATAAATCACTCAGAGGAGGAAGATAGAACGGGAGATAAATAAAACGAAAGGGGCTTCGGCCCCGCCCCCTTTAAGGAGGTGAACAAGTGGACAAAGAATATCTCAAATGTAAATTGCTAGCAAAGGAGGTTTTAGATAGGCTAACAGAAGATTTTAACGATGAGGATTTTGAATCAGCTTTAGAAAGCTTAAGGATACTAGAGCTTTACATCTTTACTTTAAACAAATTAAAATTTTAGATTTTTCAATTTGTCTAAAATACCACTCCAGAAGAGGCACATAGTTGTTAGAAAACAAACATTAAAAATAAATTTTAAAAATGAAAGTGAGGAAATTAAAAATGGCTAAGAATTGGAGACCCGGAGACGCATTGGATGTTATTAGGGCAGGAGAAGACAAAGAAGCAATAGCTGATATCTGTAGACGCTTCCCGATGTTTGCGGTCAACGCATCGTCTGAAGCAGGTTTGGTTGAAATAATCAAATCTATCCCGTCACATATCTCGGTCCGCCAAATCAACAAAGGAATGATTGAAGGCGTAGAACCTTACGAGTATGAGGACGAAGCTCCACCTGAGGAAAAAGAGGAAAAAGCCTCCAAAGGCAAAAGCAAAAAGGACAAGGAAGACAAAAAGGAAAAGCCTGCCGGCAAAAAGGGTAAAAAGGCCAGCAAAAAGGAAAAAGAAGACGTAGAGGAAGATGCATGGGACGACGATGATGAAGAGACCACTGAAGATGGACCTGACTTTTCCAAGATGTCACAGTCTGAACTCAAGGAAGCTGCAAAAGAGCTGGGTTGTAAAATCAAAAAGGGCATGACCAAGGCTGACGTAGTTGCAATGCTGGAAAAAGCAGTTGGCAAGCCTGAAGACGACGATGACGACGATGATGACTGGGACATCTAGGAAGTAACGACTCTGCACAAAGAGCCAAAAGGGGCTAGGGAAGCCTAGCCCCTTTTTATAAATTAAGAGGAGGAAGGCATGAAACTAGAAGACATCTTGCATTTGAAAATTGATAACGACAAAAGTCTTACCAAGTTGCAGAAAGCAGTCTTGAAGACAAAATGGTTCAGACGATTCGATTTGGACGAGCTCACCCTAGAGGTGTTAGAGGAGGGGTATAGAAAAGTAATTAAAAAGTACCCTGTCAGAATTGCTTATATTAATTCAGCCTCGGAAAAAGCTTGGTCGTTTATGATTAAAGAAGTTGTTGAACATCAGCATATTTATACGATTATAGCCCGGACACTGTATGAGGGCATGTGCAAATCTATTTTAGTTTTATATGGCTACATAGAGCTAGGTAAGATGTTTGACTCTGAAAGGAAAGTTGATATATGGAAATAATAAAAGCCTTCACTGATGGTGCTTGCAGTGGCAATCCTGGCCCCGGTGGGTGGGGCGCTATCATTTTAATTCCGTCACAAAGAAAAAAATATCACATTTCTGGTTATGAGGCTGATACAACAAACAACCGCATGGAGCTTAAAGCAGCAATAGAAGCGATAAGGTTAGCAACAGAGCAAAATGCCGATAATATCCATATATTTTCAGATAGCGCTTACGTTGTTAATGCCGTAAAGCAGAATTGGTTGTTAGCATGGGCAAAAAATGGCTGGGAAACAAAAGCAGGTACTGATGTAAAAAACAAAGATTTGTGGCTTGAATTATTTAGCCTTGTTTATGGCAAAATAAGTTGTAGCTTTTACAAAGTAAAAGGCCATAGCGGAAATAAATACAACGAAGAGGCTGATAGGTTAGCAAAAATGGAAATTGAAGCAAACGCTTAGGGAGGGAATAGCTTGAAAGCAAAGATATTATCAGTTTTACTTGTATTAGGAATTATACTTTTTGCATTACATACAGTTGATAAAAACATACAAGAGCAAATTGCGTCATGTAACAAGCCAATCGAGGTTATGCAGGAAGTTGAAAGCTTACCCGAGGTTGTAGAATCATCTGAGAGCGAAGTTATTATTGCAGACATATATTATTATTGCTCATGTGAAAAATGTACAGGTAAATCATTTGGCAACCCCTCGAGAGGAATAACGGCTAATGGCAGGTTAGCAAGGGAAAACCACACAATAGCGATGGACAACCGCTTCCCGTTTGGTACATTGGTTGAAATTGATGGTAACATCTACGAGGTTGAGGATAGGGGACAGTCAATTCAAGGAAATAAGATTGATATCTATATACCAAATCATCAAGAGGCTCTCAGAATGGGACACAGAACCTCAGAGGTTAAAATAATTAGATGGGGTCAGGGGGAGGAATAAATGCAAATAAGCGAAAAGTATTTCGAAAGGACATTCAAAGCTGCTAAGTCAAAGGACGCTTATATGAAGGTTTGCAAGTGGTTGGCAATTAATATTATTTCAAACAAACATCTTTACGACTCAACGTGGAAAATAACTAAAGTCAAGGAAACACCGAATTGGACCAAGTTTAAGTTAGAGCTATTCTGTACATTAGACGATGCTAAAATAGCTGATAGATTCTGTAGCGTTTGCAAGGAAATGCATGCTTCGTTCTTTATCAACGAAGAATATAATTGCAGTAGATGTAATATGATAACCTTTAGAAAAAGACTAAAGGAATCACTAGATGTAAAGACTACATACAGACAGCAAAGGATGCAAGACGACTAAATTTAATGCAAATAGGTAGGGAAAGTAAAAGTTCTCTACCTATTTTGTGTATAAAGGCAGGTGGAAAAGGTGAAAAAGGACAGGAGAACTACAAGACAATATGTTCGTGAAGGTGATAACGCTTTATATCTTGAAGAAGACGAAGAGGAATTGCTAGGTTTATCAAGGAAAGAAGTTATAGCACCACTTACTGAAAAGGAACGCAAATTTTGTGAGTATTATGTTCACAATTTTAACATTAAAACAGCAGCTATAAAGGCAGGATATGCAACCTCATCTGCCAATGTGATGGGCTGGGCTATACGTAAAAAGTACGCCGTAAACAGATATATTTGTTGGCTGAAACTAAGGCTCAGTAAGGAGCTGCATATATCAGCGATGGATGTTGTTGATATGTATGCTAGGATAGCATTTGCTGACATGGCTGATTTTGTAGATATTACTCCAACTGGCAGAGTGAAAGTTAAGCCAGCTGAATACTTAGATGGTCAAATAATTCATAGGTTAAAAGAAGGCGTACAGGGCATAGAAGTAGAGTTAGAGGACCGCATGAAAGCACTCCAGAAAATAGAGGATTATTTTGACATTATGCCGGCCGACTGGAGACAAAAAATAGAAGAACGTAAGGTTGCAATCATGGAAGAACGTCTTGCAATGGATAAAGAAGACAGAGCTACATCTAAGTTTGAAGACGATGGATTTATTGAAGCTTTAACAGGCGTAGCCGAAGAGATATGGGATGACGAAGAGGAGGTCTAATAAAAAATGAAAATAATTAACGCGTCCGTAGAAGTTTTAAGCCCTAAATGTTTACTGCAGGGAATTGAAATGATGGAACTTACTGAGATGGCTGGGAGAGTATGCTACAAATCTGATAAAAAAGGGGAGGACGAAAAAGAAACCGCCCGTTTTATCAATAAAATAATAAATAACGGCCACCATTCAGTACTAGAGCATGTCACAGCTACAGTCAAGTTTGTTTGTGACAGGGGAGTGAGCCACGAAATAGTACGCCACAGACTAGCGGCATACAGTCAGGAATCAACTAGGTATTGCAACTACTCACAAGAGCGGTTTGGGAACGAAATAACCGTTATAAAGCCGTTATTCTTTGACGAAGGCTCAGACGAATACGCAGTATGGGAAAACAGTTGCAAATTCTCCGAGGTATCATATTTTGCGTTATTGGAATTAGGTTGTAATGCCCAACAAGCCAGAAGCGTATTACCCAACAGCTTAAAAACAGAGATAGTAGTAACTTACAACATTAGAGAGTGGAGACATTTTTTTAATTTGCGCTATTTAGGTACCACAGGAGCACCACACCCACAGATGAGGGAAGTAGCCGGTATGGCTCTTGAAAAACTTAAAAATGTAATCCCTATAGTATTTGATGACTTTGTATAAGGAGGATGAAATAAGGAGGATGAAAATGGATAAATTAATATTCTTAGAGGGGGTCCATGCAACCGCAGAATACATCAGAGCAATGTATGAAGCATATATCAACCAAGGTTTTACCGAGGAGCAGACGATGCATCTGATATCAATCCACGTACAAATGATTTTATCTCCACCGGCGGTGGGAGTCTATGGCCGCTAAAGAAAAGCCAGTACAAGAAATGTGCAAAGGTTGCGCAAGAAATAAAGGCATGCTTTGTGAAATAATAAAAGAACCCGGCTGGCTTTTTATATCAAGAGGAGAGTGCTTTGCTTGGGTAGATAAAGACAGAGCAGAGCAGATTGAGCGGCAAATAAAATATGGTCTAAAAGGAGGAGAATAAAGTGGGGATTCGCTATCCGCATTCCAAGGTAATAACAGGAGACACAGTAAGGATAGCTATTTCAGGTTTTCAGGTACCACAATGGGCTGTTGGTATGGAAGGAACAGTTGAAAGAATAGGAAGAGAAGGCGGGGTTATAGTCAACTTAGGCTACAGAGCTAAAAGAAAGTTCATAACAGCTAAACAAGAACAATTGATATTGATAAAAGGCAAGAACTTCGTCCCCGGCGGTAAGAATTATGATAAAGATGGAAAACTAAGGGAAAAGCAGGACCCTACAAAAGACAAAAGAAGGAAAAGGTAGTTGATACTATATTGAGAAAGCAAATAAAAAGGCCAGCATTCAGGTTTGTTCCTTTCAGCAGAAAACAGAAGAAAGTTCTTACTTGGTGGATTGAAAACGTCAGTCCTTATGCAGACTATGACTGCATCATTGCAGACGGTGCAATTAGGTCCGGAAAGACTCTTACCATGAGCTTATCTTTCGTTGTCTGGGCCATGGAGAGCTTTAGTTTTAGTAACTTTGGCATGGCTGGGAAGACAATTGGTAGTTTCAAAAGGAACGTTTGGATACTTCTAAAGCTAATGCTAGCAGCAAGAGGGTACAAAGTAAGGAAAGTACCTGATACTGATAGCAACAATGCTTATGCCATTTCGAAGGGAGAGACAGAGAACTATTTCTACATCTTTGGTGGCAAGGACGAAAGAAGTCAGGACTTAGTGCAAGGCTTTACAGCAGCAGGCTTCTTTTTTGATGAAGTAGCACTAATGCCAGAGAGCTTTGTAAATCAAGCAGTAGGTAGATGTTCAGAAGAAGGAGCTAAATTATGGTTTAACTGCAACCCGGAAGGCCCTTTCCATTGGTTTAAATTAGAATGGATAGACAAGTTAGAGGAAAAGAATGCTTTCAGGATTCAGTTTAACATAGATGACAATCCAAGCTTAAGTGAAAAGAGAAAAGCATTCTACAAAAGGATGTTCTCAGGAGTATTCTACCAAAGGTTTATTCTGGGTTTATGGGTACTAGCTGAGGGTATTATTTATGATATGTTCCGGAAGGAGGAGCATGTAGTTCCAACAGAGCCAAGGCAATATTCAGTAATACATATCTCAGTTGACTATGGCATTTACAATCCTACTGTTTTTGCTAAGTGGGGCTTATGCGGAAAGACGTGGTATAAAATAGATGAATATCATCATAGCGGCAAAGAAGGGTTCCAAAAGACAGACGAAGAATATTACAAGGACTTAGAGAAGTTTGTAGGAGCAGACAATATAAAGACGATTATTGTAGACCCTAGCGCAGCAAGCTTTATTGCATTGATTAAAAAGCGAGGGCGGTTTAAGGTACAAAAAGCTAAGAATGATGTTTTGCAGGGGATAAGCAATACAGGTTCAGCAATGCAGTCGAAAAGGATTCTTTACAATGATTGTTGTAAGCATACATTCGAAGAGTTATCAGCTTATTGCTGGGACCCCAAGGCTAGCGAAAAAGGCGAGGATAAGCCGCTTAAAGAACACGACCACCACATGGATGCAGATAGATACTTTGTAAATACAATAATTTACGGAAGGCAGCCTTTGCAAGCTGTATCAAGTTTAACAGGAAGGAGAGTGGGCTAATTGTTTGATGTGTTAAAAGACTTAGCATTGGTAGATAATCAAGTAACAAGTCAAATAATAGAGGACTTAATTGATGAGCACGCTCCTATAAGAGCAAAGACTTTGGCACTTTACGAACGGTATAAAACAGATAGTGTGCCGGTATTTGATAGGAAGTTCGATGATGAAGGCAAAATAAACAGGAAGTTGAACAACAGCTTTGACAGCGAAATAATAGATACAAAGGTTGGTTATTTTATTGGCCACCCTATCAGCTACCAAGTCGATGATGAGCAAGATAACGCAGAAGCAATGGACAAAGTGGTTCAAAACTTCAATTATCGGTCGAACATAGCAGATCTTGACAGTGAAACAGTTAAAATGGCTACTATTTGTGGCTATGCAGGAAGGTTGCTCTATATTGATGTAGAAGGCGAAGAGAGAGCAATGCTGCTTTATCCGTGGGAAACAATAGCCATTTATGACCGCTCAATCCACGAGTTGCAATATGCAATGAGGTACTATACAATCACGGTTAAAGAGGGAGAAGACAAAAAGGAGTTAACAAGGGTCGAGTGGTATGACAAAGAAAAGGTAACATTCTATATTGAGAGCCGGGATGGGGAAGGTTTTGTGTTGGACGATACGGAACCAGTTAACCCTCAGTTGCATTTGTTTGATGAAGTACCTATAGTTCTATTCGTAAACAATGATGAACAACAGGGGGACGCTGAGAAGGTTCTGGAATTAATTGACGCTTATGACCGTACTTTGTCTGACATAAACAGCGAAATAGAAGAGTTCAGGCTGGCATATATGCTATTCTATGGTTATGCTCCTGATGAAGAAGTCATGAAAAAAGCTAGGAAGACAGGTGCTTTCGGGTTAGATACTAAAGATGAAGGAGTAGGAGCTGAGTTCCTAACTAAGCAGCTTAACGACCAAGTTGTAGAGAATCATTTGAACAGGTTAGAGGCAAACGTGCTACGGTTTGCTAACAGCATAAATATGACTGATGAGTCGTTTGCCGGCAATGCTTCAGGGGTAGCAATAAAATACAAACTTACACCGCTGGAAAATAAATGTATCACAATGGAAAGGAAAATGACGGCAGCGCTAAGGCAACAATTTAAAATACTTTGTACTGCGTGGGCCAAAAAGGGAATCAACTTAGACTATCTCAATGTATTCTTTGGTTTTAAACGCAACCTGCCGGTAAACATTAATGACGAGGCAGACAGCACAGGCAAGCTTAAAGGAATGGTTAGCGAAAGGACAAGGCTCAGTCTGCTTTCCTTTGTTGATGATGTTGAATGGGAAATAGAGGAAATGGAAAAGGATTCGGAAGGTATGCTTAATTTAGACAATATTGAATTTGAAGAAGAGGAAGAGACAGAGGAAGAGAAATAAGCCATGGCCAAGGAATTAACGAAGGACGAAAGAATAATAGTTAGAGGGTACAAAGAGGGCCTTAAGAATATCCGCAATGACATTAATTTGTTGTATGAAAAGTATGCTAAGGATGGTAAGTTATCGATGGCTGACTTAAGCAAATACAATAGGCTAACTAACTTAGAAAAGAACATAGCTGACAATCTTAAAACAGCCTACGATGTTCAAGTAAAAACAACTAAGAAGGCAGTCAAAGGAGCATTTGAAAGTTCATTCTACTATTCCACTTTTGAGCTAGAGCAGGAGGCTAAAATACCGCTTATGTTTGGCTTGCTGAAGAAGGAAGCAGTTAATGCTGTTGTAGAAGGCCCTCACAGATGGCCACAAATAGCAAAAGAGCATACCAAGCTGACGAATGCCAAGATACGAGACCAAATAATGCAAGGAGTAGTGCAAGGGAAGGACGTTGGGCAAGTAACTAAGGCAGTAGCTAAGGAAATGAATATAGCAGCATCTAAAGCTTGTAGGATAGTAAGAACGGAAACACATAGGGCACAAAACCAAGGCAGCCTAGATAGCTTTATGGAAGCCTCTAAGAAGGGCGTAATAATTCAAAAGGTTTGGGTAGCAACATTAGACGAAAGAACAAGGGCTAGCCATAGAGTAATGGATGGTCAAATAGTAGAGGTAAATGAAGAGTTTATTATGCCAGGTAATATTAAAGCATTGGCCCCTGGCTTAAGCGGTAGTGCATCAGGTGACATCAATTGTAGGTGTATAATAAGGGCCGAGGTTGTGGGTTACAGTCCTCAAGCCAGAAGGTCTAGAGAGGATGGAATAATACCTCAACAAACATATCAACAATGGGCCAAAGCTAAGGGCATCAAGTTTGATGATAGGATGGCTGATGAAGTGGCTAAGCTGTTGAAAGCTAGGGAAGCAGGGAAAGTTGTTAAGCCTAATTTAATTGATAAACCCAACACTAAGACTGCTGAGGAGATTGAAATAGAAACACAAGTAAATGATGCATTTAATCGTTACAAAAAGTTAGCACGAAAGTCATTAAATAAAAATGCAAATATAAAAGGTATGGAAGAAATTGAGGAGATTGTACGGGCCCAAAGTCTTGAATTGCAGGGATTATTTGCTAAGCGTGCAAGAAAATTTAAAGGCTTTATTGATGATATAGACAAGGGTGAATATTATCAAGGTCGTAAGATTAATGTTAATTTTGCGGAAACAATTAAGGATACAAGAGGTAAGCATTCAGCCTTTTTCCATGAGTATGGGCATTTTGTTGATGATGTATTGACAGGTAGTAGGAATGCTTTTTCTAAAAAGAAAGGGTTCTTTAATTTGATTGAGAGGGACTATGCTGAAATGCTAGAATCTGATGGAAGGTTAAAAAGAATGATAAAGTTAAAATTAGAGGCAAATGATTATAGCTCAGGAGTTCAGGATGCAATATCAGGGTTAAGTTTAAATAAAAATAGAATTAGATGGGGGCATAGTACTGAATATTGGGAGAGAGGGGAAACTTGGGCTGAAATATGTTCAGAAACTTTTGCAAATATGTTTTCTGCCCTTTTTGACGACAATATAGCTGCTGTTTTTGAGGAGTATATGCCAATGTCTTTTGCTTATTTTAAAAGGATGTTAAAAGATAAAAGGATAAAATGAAAATGAAAAGGTAATTTTGTGGTATACTTTTGCCAAATGTGTGATATAATGAAAATAGGACAATAAGAAAGAAGGTGAATAATATGCCAACAGTTCGAGGGATGTTACTAAAAAAGTTAGATCAGTATTATGAAAGATTTAATGATGCATTCCCCTCAATGGAACTACCTTATATGTCAGATCAGGAAACAATTAATAAAATTAATGAGTGTTTGAATAAAAATGTGAAAGCTGATTTGTTATTTGGTATAAAAAAAGATAAAAATATTAAATATTAAGGGTTTACAAAAGTATTAAAATGTGATATAATTAATTAAATGGAAATGTTTATTCAAATGTTAAGTTTGAGCAGGCATTTCCTTATTTTATGTAAAGGAGAGGGCACAATGACGACATTGGAGGAATTGAAACAGTTTCTAGAGGATAACAAAGACGACAAGGAAGTTCAAGAGTACTTAGAAGGATTGTACATAGTACCTAAGAAGGTAAAAACATTCTTGGAAACTGATGCAGGTAAGAAATTGATACAGCCTATGTTAGATTCTTACTTTTCTAAAGGGCTAGAATCATGGAAAGAGAAAACAATGCCCGGTCTTATCGAAGAAGAAATTAAAAAGAAATTTCCTGACGAAACAGAAGAGCAAAAACGACTTCGGAAACTTGAAGAGGAACTGGCTAAGGAAAGACAGGCCCGCACTAAGTCCGAGTTGATTAATAAAGCAACTACGTTGGCCACACAAAAGGGTTTGCCAGTCGAAGTGGTACATTATTTTGTGGGGCAGGATGAAGAAGAGACTGTTAACAATTTGACGGCATTAGAAAACATCTGGCAGTCAAATATTGAAAAGGTAGTATCAGAAAAGTTTAAGGAAAATGGAAGGACAGTCGACCCTAGTAAAAAGGATGACCCTAAAAACAATCCATGGAGCAAAAAGCATTTTAACCTTACTGAGCAGGGAAGAATCCTTCGGGAGAACCCGGAGCTGGCTAAAAAGCTCAAAGCTCAGGCAAATTAGCTTAACATCTATTATTTTAGTAAAGGAGTGATACGTATGGCATGGGCCAATATTACCGCTTATACCGCAGCGGACTTAGCAAAAGGAAAGGCAGAAATTATCGAAGCAACAAGCTTAATCGAGGCAAAGATAGCCGCCAATAAACATCGAAATGGTAAATTCACCGACGAAGAGATGTATGCGATGCAGTTTGTAAATAGTGTTTTAGTGCCTAGAGCTGCTGAGTTTAGCGTAAGAATCGTTGGTGCTGCTATTGCAGGGGCAACTTATACAATAAGTGGCGATGATACTTTGGTGGCAAGTGACGACCCTGGAACACAGGCAAATATTGTTGACGCGATTAAAGCAGTCATCGACGCTTTAGAACTTGATGATTGTAGTTACACATTAGTTAAAACAGCTTACACTGCTGCAACTTCTGCAGCTAATGGAAGTTATAAATTTAAGGCCACGGTATCGAAGTTAGGCAAGGCATTTACTACTGCTGAAGTAACAGCAACCATCACTAAACTAACTGCTTAGTAGAACTAAGAACATTATTTTAAAAGGAGTGATTTGAATGCCGGCAACGCGTATAGCTGATGTAATAGTACCGGAAGTATTTAATAATTATGTTATAGAGAGGACTGCTGAACTTTCAGCTCTTATTCAAAGCGGCATTGTAGTAAATGATGCTGCTTTCGACGCTTTGGCTTCCAGCGGTGGTCGCCTAATTAACATGCCTTTTTGGCAGGACCTTACCGGGGCCGATGAAGTATTAAGCGACCAGAATCCCTTGCAGGTAAACAATATTGATGCGGGGCAGGACATTGCGGTATTGCTTATGAGAGGTAAAGCTTGGGGTGTAAACGACCTTGTAAGAGCTTTATCTGGAGATGACCCCATGCGGGCAATTGGCGACTTGGTAGCTGCTTATTGGGTCAGAAGGGAACAGGCTATTCTGCTAGCAATTCTCGATGGTATATTTGCAGCAGCCAATATGGCGGGGAATGTTTTGGATATTTCTGGCGTCGTAGCTCCTGCAGTATCTGATATTACTGGGGCTACTTTTGTAGATGCCTTGCAATTGCTAGGGGACAGTAAAGACAAGCTAACCGGAGTAATGATGCATTCAGCGACTGAAGCTTCTTTAATGAAGCAAGGGCTAATTACGCTGGAGTTAGAATCTTTCAACGGCAAAGATATTCGCGTAAAACGCTTCCAAGGAAAGCAGGTTATTGTAGACGATGGCTGCCCGGTAGCAAATGGCACTGATTATACTACTTACCTGTTTGGGCAAGGTGCTTTTGCTAAAGGTAATGGCGGGGCACCGGTTCCTACAGAGACTGACCGCGATAGCTTGCAGGGTGACGATATTTTGATTAACCGTCAGCACTTCATCCTGCACCCTCGGGGAGTAGCTTTTCAGGATGCTGCTGTTGTAGGTTCCAGTCCGACCAACTTAGAGTTGGCTAATGCTCTGAACTGGTCACGTGTATACGAGAATAAGAATATCCGCATAGCCAAGTTTGTTCACACTTTACAGTAGTAAACAGTCGGGAGGGGTAATTCCCTCCCTTATTTTAGTTTAAACGAGGTGAAATAATGGGTCTTGCAGGTTTTAATAGAATGCGTCGCTTAAAGGCAGAAGAAGCTAAGATAGCTAAAGAAGAAGTAAAGCAGGAACTAGAAGAAGAAATAATGAACGACGATGAATTGTTTGATATTGACGACGAAGATACTGAAATGCAGAAGGAAAAATTACCAGGTAAACGCAAGAATAAGAGGCGAGGCTAAATGTCTATGACAGATGAAGCATTAAGAGGATGGCTGCTATTATGGGTAAAAGATTATTGCAATACTGACTGGGAACAAGAACCACCTGGGGTATTGTTATTCCTAAACCAAGCAATTAGCTGGATTAAAACACAAAACGGCATTACAAGCGAAAGTTTAGGGGATTATTCCGTATCATTTGCTGAAGGTTTGCCTGAAGGGTTAAAGGAGCTACTTGAGCCTTATCGTGTGGAAAAAGAAGGCAAACAACGAAGGATGGTTTTCATATGATTAAGATATTGAATGATACGTTTTTCGTAGGTGACAGCTTCCCATCTGAGGTTAATTATGGCTCTGATAATGGTAAACCATTAGAAAAATATTTCGATTCAATTGGGATGATTCAGCAACCTCAAGAAGGACGAAATGATTTTAACGAACCTATAATCACATGGGCAGACTTTAAAGAAGTCATAGGCAGACTGCGACCGCTAAGCAGTGAAAAAAGAGTGGCAGCAAGCAAGGAAACAGAGTTTATTTCTCATCGATTTTATTGTTCGCATTTTAGCGAAGCAATCCCGACAGGATGCACGCTGTTGCTAGAAGGTAATAGGTACAATATCAAGTTTGTTCAAAACGTAATGACAATGGATAGGCTTCTTCAGTTGGATTTGGAGCTGATAGTATGAGTGTAAACTGGTTTGGAAATAAAGTTAATGGAACAGTAGAGGCAGCTATCGAACAGTTTTTAGAGACAGCTGCCTTAATTGTGCAAGGGGATGCAATAGACCGTTGTCCTGAAGATACAGGCCACTTGAGGCAAAGCATAACAAAGGAAGTAAAAGATAAAGAGGCTAGAATAGGTACAAATATTCATTACGGCCCTTATGTTGAGTATGGAACGGTTAAAATGAAAGCGCAACCTTACTTGAGGCCTGCTTTGGACGAAAACAAAGATAAATTGGGTGCATTGGCACAGCAAATATTGAATGTTCACTTAGGAGGCGGATAGTATGCTTGAAATGGATTTAGCTAAAAAGCTTAATGAAGTAAATAAGCAGAACTATCCGCTTAAAGCACCTCAAGGAGTCATTCCCCCTTATTTGACTTATGCTAAGATTAGCAGTAATAGGAAGTACACACATAGCGGTTATAGTGGGGCTTCGGAATCAAGGATGCAAATAAATTGTGTTGGAAAGACTTATTCAGAAGCTAAACTGTTAGCTCAGCAGTTAATAGTAGCGCTGGATGAGTGGCCCAATGCAAATAACATTCAGTCTGTTTTTAATGAAAATGAAGTCGATATGCTTGATGAAAGCACAGGTTTATATTATATTCCTGTAGATTTTATAATTAATTACAAGGAGGCAAAGTAATATGGCTTATGGCGCTTATGGTACAATTTTAACTCGAGGTGCGACAGAAACTCCAATAGCGGAATTAACTAAAATAGGAAGTCCAGTCCTCAAAGTTGATACAATTGACACAACTAACCATCAGTCTGAAAGTGGTTTTAAGGAGTTCATTGGTGGGTTGATAGAAGCTGGCTCAGTTCCTATAGAGGGGAATTTTATATCTGACGATGTTGGGCAGATGGGGTTGCTTGATGACCTTCTAGGCAAAACTATTCAGGATTTTTCCATTAAATTTCCTAACGGCGCAGCGTGGAATTTTAAAGCATTGGTCGAAGAATTTAGCACTGGTGAAGCTGATGTTAACGGGGCTTTGACTTTCAAAGCAAGCTTAAAAGTAAGTGGAAAGCCCACTCTTGGCGCAAGCCTTGCAGCTAATCTTACTGATTTGGTTGTAACAACCGGTACGTTTGTTCCTGCATTTGTCGGAGCTACTAAAGAATATGTTGTAAATATTGCATCAACTGAAACTTCAGTTACTGTTACACCTACTTGCATCACTGCTGATAGCATTCTGGTAGACGGAAACGTTGTAGCTTCTGGCGTGGCTTCAAGTGCAATTACGCTTGGCGCAGTTGGTTCTATTAAGAAAACCACAGTCGTAGTTAAACAAGCTAATAAGACCGATAATGTTTACACATTGTATCTAACAAGAGCAGCAGGCATTTAACGGTAGGAGGGTAACGAATGAAAACAATAGAGCTTGATAAGCAAAGGGAAATAAGGTTTGATTTTAATGCCATTGCTGACATCGAGGAAGAGGCGGGCATGGGCATAAGTATGCTGCTTGATGAAGAAAATATTGGGTTCAATACCTTTCGCATTCTTCTTTGGGCAGGATTAAGGCACGAAGACTCTGGGCTAACGAAGAAAAACGTAGGGATATTGATAGATAATTATTTCAAAACCGGAGGAACGTGGACGGAATTGGGAAATAAAATTTTTGAGGCAATAGAAGAAAGTGGTGTGTTGGGAAACTAGATGGGGGCATTTATCGCCCCCTTCGGGATTCTTGGGAAGACATTGAAGAAATAGCTTATGGAGCTTTGCAGTTGAAGCCTAACGAACTTGCGAAATTAACGTTTCACGAGTTTAATAAGATGATTGAAGGCTACAACTACCGACAGGAGCAGGAATGGTATAAAATACGTTGGACAACTTGGCATTTGGGAGCGCTAATACGAACAGAAGAATATCCTACTTTTGACAAGTTTGTGAAGCCCAGCAAGCAAAAAGCTGTAAACGCAAGCCCGATGTCGAATGATGAAATGTATAAGCAAGTGGAAAGGTTAAATCAAATATTTGGAGGAACTATTGTTGCAGGAGGTGAGTAAGGAATGCAATTAGCAGAAGCTTTTATACGAATAACAGCAAAAGATGCAGAATGGAAAAAAGGAATTGCTAATATTCAAGCAGAAGTAACAAAAGTTACTAAAAGTATGGGCGAAAAGTTTGAAGCAGTAGGTAAAAGAATGTCCGACGTTGGTAAAAACTTAAGCCTTAAAGTTACAGCTCCTCTTGTGGCAATGGGTGCAGGTGCAGTTAAATTAGGCATGGATTTTGAAGCTGCTATGTCGGAAGTCGGAGCTATTTCGGGTGCTACAGGAAATGATTTTAAAGCTTTAGAGGAAAAAGCTAAAGAGCTTGGGGCAAGCACAAAGTTTTCTTCAAGTGAGGCAGCAGAAGGTTTAAAATATATGGCTATGGCTGGCTGGGATACACAGAAAATGTTAGATGGTTTGCCAGGCATACTTAAACTTGCAGCAGCCTCTGGAGAGGAACTTGGCACCGTTTCCGATATTGTTACTGATGCCATGACTGCATTCGGAATGGAAGCAAGTCGAGCAGCGGAATTTGCAGACACTTTAGCCGCAGCTAGTAGTAAGTCGAATACTAACGTGGCAATGCTGGGAGAATCATTTAAATATGTAGCTCCAGTTGCAGGGGCGCTGGGTTATTCCTCAAAAGACACCGCTGTTGCTTTGGGCTTAATGGCTAATGCTGGAATTAAAGGAGGCCAGTCTGGTACTTCTTTACGAGCAACAATCTCTCGACTTATAAAGCCGATGGGTGATGGCGAAAAAGTAATGAAAGAGTTAGGTTTATCGGTTACAAATACCGACGGTAGCATGAAGTCTTTGCACGAAATGATGGTTGACTTAAGGAAAGCATTTGGTCAGCTTACGCCTGAGCAACAAGCTTCTTATGCTGCATCTTTAGCGGGGCAGGAAGCGATGTCGGGCTTGCTTGCTATTGTAAATACCAGCGAAGAGGATTTTAATAAACTAACGGATGCGATAAACAATAGCTCTGGAGCTGCAAGCGAAATGGAAAGACGAATGATGGATAACCTGAAAGGAAGGCTAGAGGAACTATCAAGCGCGCTAGAAGGAGTAGCTTTGCAGTTTTACGATGCAATGAAGCCAGCGTTAGAGGCAGTTACAGCATCACTTCAGAAGTTTGTTGATTGGATGGCTACAATCTCACCTGAAGCTAAAGTGATAATAGTTGTTATTGCGGGAATAGCCGCCGCTATAGGCCCTTTATTAATTGTTTTAGGAATGCTGGCAGGCTCAATTGGAGCGATATCAACGGCTTTACCTATTTTAGGAGGAGCTTTTGCAGCATTAACTGGGCCAATAGGCTTGATCGTAGCCGCTATTGCCGGCATAGGGATTGCGCTGGTTGCTTTGTACAAAAACAATGAGGAGTTTCGTCAATCAGTAGACCAAATTTGGGGTAAAATTAAAACAAGTATTAAAGCTGCTATTGACCAAATTACGGAATGGTGGAAAGAGTGGGGGCCTTCTATTATAGCAATAATTTCCCCTGTCTGGGAGACAATAAAAACGATATTTTCTACAACATTTAAGGTCATCGGAGAAATTGTTTCTTTATTTTTAAATGTTTTAACTGGGGACTGGAAAGGAGCTTTAAAAGACGTATCCGATATAGCAACTTTACTTTGGGATGGATTAAAAAGTATTTTTGCTGGAATTGCTAAAACATTATCTGGGGTTTGGGACTTGATTCTTAAGGTTGCTGCAACAAAATGGAATAATTTAAAAACCAGCACGCTTTCTATTGTAAATAGCTTGAAAGACGGGCTGCTCAATATAATACAAAATATTAAAAATGCTTTTGCAAATATGCGAATTGAAATACCTAAGCCTAAATTGCCTCATGTTAATGTAAATTGGCGGTCTGTAGGTATAGGCGATGCTAAAGTAAGTATTCCTGATTTTAATGTAAATTGGTATGCTAAAGGTACTAAATTTCATCCGGGAGGATGGGCAGTTGTTGGTGAAGAAGGGCCTGAATTACTGAAGCTTCCTACTGGCACCCAAGTTTTGCCTAATAATAAGTTGAATGAAGTTGGCGGACAAAGTGGAGAAACTGTTATAACGGGAAATAACTTTTATATAAGAGAGGATGTTGACGTTGAAAAGGTAGCTCGGGAGCTAGAACGCCTTCGCAGGGACAAGGCTAGAGGAAGGGGGTTGGCATTTGCGTGAGTGATTTAAGCTTTAATTTTGACGGAGAGACAAGCAGTAATTTTGGTATTATTGTTAAAGATGTCAGACGCCAACTCCTCCCCGGCAGCAATCATAAGTTGCTAAAAGTACCCGGTAGGGCAGAAAGTTATGTAATGCCAAGAGAGCTTAGGGACAGAGAGATAAGAATTGACTGCATCATTACAAGCAATTCATTAACAGGTTTGCAGCAAAAAGTTTTAGACACGGCTGAATGGTTACAAAAAAATGAATATAAAATATTGAGTTTTTCTGACCAACCGGATAGATATTATAGAGCTATATTGGTCGAGCCGGTAGACATGGAGCAAATTGTTTCAATTGGTCAATTTACCCTTCACTTTGTAGCAGAGCCCCTAGCGTATGCCGCCGAGGAGACAGTTGATTTTGTAAATGATATTGTAATAGTAAACAATCGAGGAACTTTTGAGAGCCGGCCTAGTTTTAGCGCTACCTTCATGGGGGCGGCTGCCGAATGGAAAGTGACCTCCCCGGACGGCAATTATATTCGGGTAGTGCACAGTTTTCTGACCGGCGACACGCTTGAGGTCAACACTGCCGCCGGGGCAGTACATATAAACGGCAACCGAGCGCTCGATAAGCTAGACTGGCAAAATAGCCGGTTTTTTTCTTTGCGGGTAGGAGAAAGTACTTTAACTATTTCACCTGCTGGGGTATGTACAACTAGAGTATCATGGACCCCCAAATACTTATAGGAGAGGGAGATTTAAGATGAGGAGGCGACACAATTGGCTGCTAATACTAAACAAATAAAGGGAGACGTGGACAGAAAGCCAAGTCCACAGTATTACAATCCTGTAGCAGATGAATATGAGTATCTGTATGGAGAGAATGGTGCATCACGTCATATTTTGTACAGTTCCGATGGACAACCTATAACATCGTCGGGTAATAAGTTGGCGGTAAGAGCAAGCGAGATAGAAGCACTCTTGTCAACTATTAGCGACAAAGACTTTGCAACGCAGACAACCCTTGCTGCAATATTGGCTAAATTAATATCATCCCCTGCAACAGAAGCTAAACAGACAGCGATGGAGGCCCTGATCGGCGAGGTACAAGCTGCTCCAACGGCTAACACGTTGCTTGCGAGGCTAAAATCTTTGGAGGACAAAGTCGAGGGAATAATAGACGGGACAGCCCCGGCCGTTACTCAACTATCGGGAAGTAAAATGGATTTAAGAGGAACAGCGGCAACTAAGCCGTTGGCAACTGCCGAAAATATAGGGGCAACTTACTGGAGCGTTGACACTGACCCACAAGGATATGCGATTGAAATATCCGATGGCACAGATTGGGTGGTGATATAATGTTAGGTTCAGCATTAGCAATAGTCCGAAATCAATTAGCTTTACCTGCTACCAACTTAGTTACAAATGGTAATTTTACAACAGACGCATCGAGTTGGTCTAAGTTCTTTTGTACCGTAACATCTGTTGATGGCGTTGCCGAAATGACGGGACAAGAAAACAGTAGTGGACTTAATAGGGCATCTCAAGCCCTCGGAGTCCCAACAGGACACAAAATATACGTAAGAGCTGATGTTAAAGCAACTACTAATTTAGCAGGAATTGGCATACCAACTGCTACCCGATTAGCATCTCATTCTGGTAGTGGGGAATGGGAAAAACTGTCTTTTATCAGAACAGTTACATTCGAGGCTGCCATCGCATTAATTGACAACCGCACATCGGAATGGGACACGGTATATTTTGATAATGTATTTGCTGTTGACCTCACTGTAACTTTTGGTGCAGGGAATGAACCCACAAAAGAAGAAATGGATGCACTAATGGCATACTTCCCCAATTCTTGGTTTGACGGCACTCGCAACATATCACCGGCCCTTGCTGTATTGATGTTGAATAAACTTCGTAACCTTGAAACTTTAGTTACTGCGTTAGGAGGTGCGTAAAATGCTACTCAGCGAAATTATTAAAAACAATTTAATTGCATTATTTACGCATTGCGGGTGCAGTATGGAGCAAGTCAATGGATTTGCTGCCAACTATGTAAACAAGGGACTTTTAACTCAATTCGATGCAGATGAAGTGAATCTTGCTATGCAACCACCAGAACCGATTGAGGAATGATTAAGCAACTAACGGAATAGCTAAAAAGGGGTGTTTATTATAAATATTGATAAAAAATTGGTAAAGTGTGAGGTTAAGACGGAAAAAGAAGTTGCACATTATTCCGTAGGTGACATAGAAAGGTTAGTTAAAAATGACCTACTTTCGAATGGTTATAATTGTAAAAGTATACGCATTGTAACTAGATATAAGCATTGCTACGATGAGTGGGGCATGAATAGGAGATTGATTACTTATTTAGACCATATCGAAGCCGATGTTTAATCAACTAACGGAATAGCGAGAGTGACATAAGAAAAAGTTAAAAAAGAGCCGGTCTTAATCGGCGGATTTTTGTGAGGTGATTTACTCTGCTCTATATTTTTAACCCGGACGAAGAGTTAATAGCGCTGCTCAGTCCAGACTTCACTCGGTCGACCGGTCCGACTACAACCCGCCGGGCTTTTTTGTCGGCTGAATTTCCTGCTGAGTTTGATCGTGAACCGAACTCTGGCTGCCCGTATTGGGATGCTGTGCACTACGAGATATTAAACGGCGAGAACACTTTTAGATTTACGGTGCCTGCCGATCAGGCCGATGCGGCATATGTGCTTGAAGGTAACTTGGTGGCCTTTCGTGACTTGGATTCATACTGGCAGGTATTCGAGGTTAAGCGGCTGGTAGACCTGCACGGGGACGGCCTGACCCGGACTGTATACTGCGAGCATATCTGTTATGAGTTACTGGATGATATCGTCACCGATAAGCGGCCCCAAGCAGATGCCACCGCCGCCCTCGCTGGGATGCTGGACAATACCCGCTGGCAGGTAGGTACCGTTGACGACCTGGGCGCATCCTCAACATCTGCTTACTATGAGTCTGCCCTCTCAGCTGTGCAGAAGGTAGCCAATGCCTGGCATGGCGAACTTAATTGGAGATGCGTAATCCAGGGAGGGGCAATCACCCGGTACGTAGATTTATTGGCCCAGCGTGGCACTGATACTGGCAAGCAATTTGCCTACTCCAAGGACATTTTGAATATTGAG